TATGGTGGCAATTCTATAAAAATAATAAACCATATTACGTAAAGCACGACAACAATAAATTAAGTTTAAAAGAATTACCGGCTATTTTAAAAAAAATTGCAGATGAACAACAAAAACTTGAAATTGAACAAAAAGGAACTTTAAATTATTATTTACAAAAATATTTGCCGTGGTTAATTGGTGCGGTTGTTGTTGCAATAGCTTTACCTTCAATTTATAAAATGAAAAAAAATGAAAAATAAAGGTCTTTCAATATTATTATTATTATTAGGAGGTGCTGCGGTTTATTATATTATAAAAAATAAAAAACCAAAGCTAAAAGGTTCGGTAATTGTAGATCCTTTAGACAAAGGAGAATTTATACCCGACCAATCAATAATGACTACAACTACCAAACAAATTGCAAAGCAATTAAATAGCCAAATGCAACCACAACCAAGTATTTTGCAGCAAATACAAAATATGAAACCATTGGAGGCAATTACTTATCAAACATTTTATAAGCCGGATATTGAAGCAGAACAACAAAAAGATGCTTACCAAACAATGTATGCAAATATTGGTGGTCAAAAAATGGGCGTACCTTATTGCGTATAATTCATTACTTACACCTTTAAAAATAATACAATGAGTGATTTTGAAATAAAAGCCGGGTTAATAAAATATGACGTAAATTTTATTGTTTATGATGTAAACGGGTTTATTACAACCGATTGCAATTCTATTTTATTAATTAATTACGGAACTAATGCCGTACAAATTGAAAGTGTTGTTTTGCAACAAAACCAAAGTTTAAATATAGAAGGTAATGCGGGGGAATTTTTACAAACACGTTTACTTGCTACATTTATAAACACTGGCGGTTCAAATAATTTAGTTTCAGTTAAGAAAAACTATTTAATCAATGCCTAGTATAGATTTATCAATATTAAACCAAAAAAGTACACCGGCTTTTTTTGCTGATACGTTAGCAAATAGACCGGCGCCGTCTTATGTTGGAAGGGTTTTTATTTCAACGGATACATACGATTTATATAGGGACACCGGGACGGCGTGGGTTTTATTAAGTCCAAGTTCTACCGGTACAATTACGGGATCTGGAGCTGCCGGTCAGGTTACATACTTTAGCGCTGCATCAAGTATAACAGGAAATAACAATTTATTTTGGGATACTGCAAATAATCGTTTAGGTATTAATACAAATACACCAGGCGCAAGTATAGATGTACATAGTGCAAATAATAGTATAGCACAATTTAATCAAACAACCGCTACAAATAATAGTTTATTAGTATTACAAAATAGCGGTTCTGCTTTATGGCGTATTGGTAATTATTACAACGCCGGTGCAAATGATTTTGGAGTTTTTGACGTTGTGGGTGCAATTCAGCCAATAACAATTAAGAAAACAACCGGTCAAACTTTTATTGGTTTAGAAACTACATCAAGCGGAAAGTTAGTTGTTAATCAAACGGCTTCCGACCAAGGAATAGTTGTATTAGGTACAACCGCTCCAAGTATAAGAGTTCGTAATGCCGGTACAAGTCCAACCCAACAATTTGGTTTAGGTTTATCAACCGGAGTTAATAATTTTATTCAGGGTTCTGCAAGTGGGGACTTTTGTATTTTTAATGGTAGTACAACTGCAAGTCCAATTTTATTTGGTATTTATAACGGCGTAAATACACAAGAGGCAGCAAGAATTTCAAGTTCAAGAAATTTTTTAGTTGGAAGTTCAATTGATAGTGGCGAACGTGTACAAATTAACGGAAGTGCAAAAGCAACAAGTTTTATTAAAGCGGGTAGTTCAAGTACCGAATTATTAGCCGGCGACGGAAGTAGTGTTACTGCTGGCAGTGGAATAACTATTTCAGGAGGTATAATTAGTTCAAGCGGAGGCGGTGGTGGAGTTAATACTGCAAATTTTTCTATTGCACAAATTATTGATTTTACCGGCGCTCCAAGTTCAACATATACTTTTGCAAGTTTATTTCCAAGTATAACAACGTTTACAAATAAGGCAATTCACATTGATATGCAATTTATTTACGAACAAAGTCCGGGTAATACGGGTAGTTTTTATTATAATGCTATTAGGGATAAAGCCGGTTTTTCTTTTACATATAGTAGTGCTTATACACAACAATTAATTGGTTTTCCGGCTTTTCCTTCCTTTATATTTGGAGGTACTAATTCGGCACCCGATTTAACTTTTTATTTATTTAGCGGAGGTTTTGCCTCAGTAAATTTAACAATCACTTTAAGTTCATAATATGCAAAACATTCAACCTAAACAAGTTTATTTTAATGGTGCAGAAGTTGAGGCTACACAATTAAACCTACAAACTAATTTTGATAATTTATTAGATACTGCATTTTTTTATTGGCAGTTATTTGATGTAAATAATACGCCTTTATTAAGTGGAGAGTTAACAATGACAAACCCGGATTATGATTTATGGAACGGGGATAGCAATATTAATTATTCTGCTTATCAATGGGCGGCAACAATTTTAAATGTTACCTTAGTTTAAATTAACCTTAAAATAAAAAAAATGACAAACAAAGAAGCCCTAAACGTAATTAAGCAAATTTTAGACGCCGGACAAAAAAGTGGGTTATTTGAAAATATAGAGGCAAGTATGTTGGCCGCAAATTGTTATAACCATTTGGCAAATACATTAGAAAAATTAGAAAAACCTGAAAATGATGCAAATGGACTTATTAATTAGTATATTTAGTTTTGTTGCGGTTGGTAGTGGTTTTTATTTTACCACTAAAAGCCGGTTGGATAAAATTGAAAAAGATTTGTCAAGACACAATAATACGAATACCGAAATTTTAGACCGATTAGCTCGTATTGAAACCAAATTAGATTTTTTCACAAAAAAATAATTTTATGCTAAAAAATTGGAAAACAAGCCTATTCGGTTTAGGCACTTTAATCACTGGCGTAGCAACGATCATTAAAGGGGACATTCCGGGAGGCGTTACCGCTATTTTAACCGGTTTAGGTTTATTTGCGGCAAAAGATAGTGACGTAAATTTAAATGGGCGTAAATAATGAATAAGACAACCAAAATATTAATTATTGCGGCTATTGTATTAATTCTAACAACTGCAAGTATGAGTATAAGCGCAAAAGGTTTAAATTTTATCAAATCATTTGAAGGCGAAAAATTAAAAGCATATCGTGATAGTGGCGGAAAATTTACAATTGGATATGGTACCACCTTTAACCATGATGCCGGGCGTAAAGTTCAGGAAGGCGATATTATTGATAAAGAAACGGCGTTACGTTGGCTAAGATTAGATGCCGGAAAGTTTGCCGAAGGCGTTAAAAAGTTGGTTAAAGTACCTATAAATCAAAACCAATTGGATAGTTTAACAAGTTTTTCATATAATTTAGGGTTGGGAACTTTACAGGGTTCGGACTTATTAAAGTTTTTAAATCAAGGTAAACCAAAAGAAGTAGTAGCCGAACAATTTTTAATATATAATAAAGCAAAAAATTCAGCCGGTATAAAAGTAGTAAATCCCGGTTTAACAAGGCGCAGAAACGAGGAAAAAGCGTTATTTTTAGCGTAAGAAAGCAAGGGTTAAATACAAGTAAGGAATACCCCCGAAATGTCTATTTTGGGGGTTTTTTATGCCTAAAAGTGCCATAATTCCAATTTGGAATGGGTAAATTGGAAAATATATTTCGTGGTTTCAATTATTTATGTATAATTTTAACCGACAAAACATTAAAACCCTATTTATGACATTTAATTCCGACCAAAAAATTTTAGGTCAAATTGCCAGTGCGCAATCAAAAATTCAACGTTTAGAGGCTTTACGCTCACTAACTCCATTTGAACAAGTTACTTTTTTCTTTTATGGCTCCGGAGGTAAGTTTTTATCCATTAATGAAAACGACATTCCGTTTGATTTAGCATTTGAAATTCGTATTTTATTAGATGCCGCTATCGAGCATTACAACCACGAAATAAAAATGTTGGAAAATTCGTTTCAATGAAACAATTACTTATAAAATTTATTGCAATAGTATATTTATTTGTCGTGTCTATTCCATTAACGACAATAGTATATTTTTTAACCTTTTTTATATCAATCATTCTTTACTTTAAAAACAAAAAAAAATGACACAAGAACAAAAACAAAATGAATTAAACACTGCAAAAATTTTAATTCATCAACACCCGGAAAGATTAGAAATTCAATTGGAAGGTTCAATTATGGATTGGTTTATTTTATTAGAAAAAGCATCTCAAGATGTACCACAATTAAAAAAAGCTATTATTTTAACGGCTGAATTTTACGAATTTAAAAACAACGAAAACGATTAAACTATGACAAACGAGTATTTAAAAAACTTAGCGGACGGCTTTGGTTCTATGAACCCCGTAACAAACAAAAAAAATGAAAAACAGCCCGACTATCAAGGTTGGGTAAAATTAGACGGGCAATTTTATGAAATTGCCGGTTGGATCAAATTTGGCAAATCAAATAATAAATTTTTATCCCTTAGTATTAAACAAAAAAACCCTGAAAATGAAACAAAAACAATCTAAACCAATTCAAAATTTTTTCTTATTACACATTTGCTCAATAGGAGATGATGTAATAAGAACAATACCAATAGAACCGCACGAAGTAGACATCATGAAGCAGTTAATAACTGATGTACACGATAACGAAACGGGCGGCGTAACAATCCATTTAAAATTACAATCAAATTATATTATAACTAATGAAATACCAAACTAACGCACCGGCTTATCCGTGTACGCCAATTAAAAATGAATTTGGTTCAATTTTTGTCGCAGTACCCGGCTTTACTAAATATGAGCAAGTTCTTTTATCAATTGTATGTGCAAAGGAAAGTAATTCCGGAGCATACAAAGACACCCCGTCAATGATTATGAAAGAGGCTCAAATTTTAACTGATGAATATTTTAAAACCCTTGAAAAATTACAAAATGCAAAAGAAAATGATACGAGCGTTATACAAATGTAGTCCCGAAATTCAAGCTATAATAGTGTTTATAATTACACTATTTTTATTCGGTTTTATTCAAAGGTATTAATGGAAAACAAGACAAAAACAACCCTATCGGAAAAATTAATTCAAAGACAATACAACCCGGACTTTGTCCCCCCCAAAGACCAGGTTGTTTTTTCAATTGCAGAATTACCTATCGGCGTTATTCAAAACTTTATAATACTTAGCGGTGTAGCAAAGGCGGGAAAATCAACGTTTCTCGCCGCCGCTATATCCTCCGCATTTATGCCGGGGGATATGTTTGGAATGAAATTTAAGTTCCCGGAAGGTAGGCGCAAAATTGCTTATTTTGATACCGAGCAAAGCGAATACGATTTTTTTAGACAAGTTAATAAGGTTAAAAACTTTGCGCACATTAACGGACTACCGGAATGGGCGCATTTTTATTCAGTAAGGGAAGATAGTCCAAGCGAAATAAAGGCTCTAATTGAAACATATTTAGAAAACAACCCTGAATGTCCGGTCGTTATAATTGACGGAATTTTAGACCTTTGCTTAGATTATAATAGCGAAGTTGAGAGCCGCCAATTAATTAATTGGTTTAAAAAACTTACAAAAGTTTATAATTGTTTATTTATTGGCGTTCTGCATCAAGGTAAAGGATTGGGCAATCAAACGTTGGGACATTTGGGCTCTAATTGTGATAGGTGGGCAAGTTCAACTTTAGAAGTAGTAAAGGACAAAGACAAAAAAACATTCACTTTACAACCAAGATTTTTGCGAAGTTCGGAAGATTTTGAGCCGGTAGTATTAATGAATTATGACAACCAATGGAGGCAAATAGATAACGTTAAAATGCCCGAAAATGAAGGCAATAAATTAAACCCAATGGATCTAAGTGAAATGTCCCATAAAAAGATGATTTTGCAAACACTGGCAATACAAAAACCTTATAAAGATTTAATATCTGATATTCAGGAATTAACGGCTAAGGGGACAAATTACGCAAAGAAACTTTGCAAGATTTGGATAGAAAAAAACCTAATTGTAAAAAACACAAAAAATTTATATGAAAAGAGATTTTAAAAAATTTTTAGTTGAAATGCTAAAAAGCGGACTTATTAAAATGGTTAAGGTTAATAACCAAATAAGGTTTAAATACAACGAAACGATTTTGACAAAAGAGGATATAGAGTTTTTAATGTTAGCGTATAAAAAAACCGGTCTTAAAAAAGACCGGCTTAGACAAAAACAAGATAACCCTATTACCTCGCTTCATTCACTTACAAAACAAAAATAATGCAAAACATTTATACTGCAATAGTTTTTTTTGAGCCGGAATTAAACATACCTCCGCGCAAATATCGAAAAATAACTAATTTAAATAATTTCGCCATTTTTAGCCGCAAAGCCGGTGCGAAGTATATAAACGTCTATGAAAGGAAAACAAAGCAATTTTACTGCCGTTTATGGCTAAATAACGATATTTAACACCCCCCACGTCCCCCCAACGCAATAAACCGGTTTAAAACCCGGTTTTTTTGTGCCTATATATGTACTAAAATGAAGGTTTTTATTAAAGGTGTAAGCAAATGAAATTAAACCGGTTTAATTGGTTTAAAAAGGGTGGTTTAAATTTTATCTTCGCGCCCACAAGCGCGAAGATATAAATTTTTAAACTAAAAGTTTAACCAACCGCCACATTTTTTAAAAAATTTTTTTTTTTAACAAAAAACCTTAAATTTGTAACATGACAGCTACAAAATGGATTGGTTTATTATTGGGAGCGGGAGTGGTTTATTGGATATACAATAAATCTATTTTTGCCAATAGTTTATCCTATTACCCTACAAGATTAAAAATAGGGGGCTCAATTTTATACCCACAAATAGATTTAGGAGTTGAAATTATAAACAAGTCAAATATTAGTACAACGTTTTCAAATTTGAATTCGGAATTATTTTTAGAAAACGGACAAAAAGTTGCTGATGTGTATTTTAATGATAAAATTGTTATACCCGCAAATAGTTCAGTTCAAATTGTACTAACTGCAAATACATCATTAAATGATTTGGCTAATTCGGTGTCGGAATTATTTAGTTCTAAAAAAGCAAACTTTAAAATAAAAGGTTTTGCCAGTGTGGACAATATTAAATTACCTTTTACAATAGATTATAAATTCTTTGGTTAGTAAAAATTTCATATTGTCAAAATTAAATCCCTTTCAAAACTTTAAAAAAGTTTTAGTAAGCGACCAATCAACAAAGGACATTGTTAATGGTATTTTAGACACCCATTACCAATATGGAAAAGAATATAATAAAATAAGCAAATATTTTTTAGGTCAAAATGCAAAAGAAACCGCAAAAAATGTTTGGGAATTTTTAAAAAACAATGTCCCATATTATATTGAAAGCGGTAACAATCAAACCTTGCGTAGTCCTTCAGCTATTTTATCAATTCCGGTTGGAGCAGATTGCAAAAGTTTCAGTTTATTTATAAATGGTGTCTTTCAAAGCCTTTTTGATAAAGGATATTTAAAAGTACCATTTGCTTATCGGTTTGCAAGTTATAAAAATAATTCAAAAGAGCCGGGACACGTTTTTGCCGTTTTATATCCGGGTACAGATAGAGAAATTTGGATAGACCCGGTTTTAGATAGATTTGATGATAGAAGTAAAATACCAACATTTTATAAAGATAAAAAAATAAAAATGAGCTTAGTACAAATGTCAGGTGTAAAATACACCGCAGAACAAAAGCAAAATCAAATGGTTGCTTACCGCAATAAATTGGTAAACGATAGGGATAGGCTTTTAAATTCGGGTGTAATAAAGCCGGGAAGTTCTAAAGAATTAGAATACAAAGTTGCAATAAATAAAGTTACAATGGCTTTACAAGATATGCCACAAGTAAGCGGGTTTTTTGATAAAGTTACTAAATTAGTAACAAAAGGAACTGATGCAGCTACAAAAGCTTCCGATCTTGCAAACCCAGTAAAAATTGGTATTGAAGCAGTTTCAAAATTATTAAGTTTAATACAATCAAAAGGAGGAACTCCAAATGATTGGAGAGGTTGGGAGGTTCAAGCAAGACAAAGAGGTATCCCGGTAGGTACTGCCGCTCATTATCTTAGTAAACACGACGGGGATAGCGTATCAAATGAAGCTATTAATTTAATTAGTTGGATTAAAAATTACGGAATTGATACGGTTTTAGGTTATAATACATGGAATAAAGAAAGTGTAACAATTGAAGATATTGCGGACAAAGTTAGACGTGGAGGTTATCCGCAAGAGGCTCAGCAATTTTTAGATGAATATAAAAGAAAACCGGGAGAAAATGCCGGTGGAAATGCCGGACAAGATAAACCACAAAAGGCGGGTATGAATATTGCGCTTACATTAGGTTTGGCGGCGGGTGCTTTTTTATTAGTTAAACAATTTGCAAAAAAATAATTTTATGACCGCAGCACAAAAATCGGCAAAAGAAAAATTTAAAAAGGCTATTGCCATTCGTTCAAAAACGGGTGTAAGTTTAAAAGAAGCTTTTGCGCAAGTTTACGGAAAAAAAGTCGGAGCCGTTAAAAAGAAAAAAACAGCACCAAAAAAGAAAGCCGTTAAAAAAGTAGTAAAAAAGGCAGCGCCTAAAAAAGCTGCAAAAAAAGTAGTACAAAAAAATAAGCCTCGTTATTCTGCTAAAGAGCATAAACACTGGGGAATTATACCGGAGCATAAAAGACGTGTTAATGGTGTTACTAAAAAGAAAAAAGTTAGTGAACAATCTATTTTAAACAAAATTCACAAAGTTAAAAACGAAGTGAATAGTTTAGATGAATTGCAACATAAACACATGATTGGAGCATTAAGTAATTTATCTTTAAATAAAATAAATGACCAATTAAAAGAAATTAATATTTTGAATGATATATTAATTAGTTATGAAAAATTTGAAAAAGAATTACCAAAAGGAAGCCGAGAAAAAAAATCTTACTCTTTTAAAATAAAAAATATTAAAAATGATATTAAAAAACAAATAAGAGAGCATAAAACACATATTACACAATTAAAAAAGCATATTTAAATTTTTCTAACAATAATTAAAAACAAAAAAAATGCGTAGAAAATCACACAAAAAGAAACACCACGCTCATCGCCGCAGACGTAGAATGTCAGGTATCGGTGAAGTAGGTTCTATGGCTATGAATGTAGCTTACACAATTGCCGGTGGCGTTGCCGCTCAAGCCGTAACAAAGTATTTACCAGCTACAATCAATGATAAGATTAAGGCTGCTATTCCTTTGGCTGTTGGTCTATTTTTACCAAAAGTAGTAAAAGGCGACGTTGGTCAAGGTCTTGCTAATGGTATGATTGCCGTTGGTGGTATTAAATTGGTACAATCTTTCGGTGTATTAAACGGAATTGGTGCGTTGTCTTATAATGACTATTCAACACCAATGATTGCCGCTACATACAATCGTGAAGGTTTAGTAGATCAAAGCTACATGACACCAAGTATTGCCGGTTTAGACGAGGCGGGTTGTTAATTAATTCATTCATTTACACCTTTATTAATTAAAAAATAAAATAAAATAATATGGCAACTCAAATGGGCGCCCGTATGACGTTTGAAAACGCAAAAGCGTTAGTACGTTCTTTAGGTTATAGTGTAGACCACGCAAAAATTACACAATCTTATTTAAGAAGTGAAACTGCATTAAGCACATCAAGTGCAAACTATCACATTCCGGTTTTGGTTAATGATACCCAAAATGGAGCCGTGAGAATAAATGAACGCCGACTTAACCTACAAGACATTTTTGTAGCTACTGAATGGGCGGTGCTTTATGGTATTGGTTCAGGAACAACAACTAATGCAAAATTATATTCTTATCCAAATGCTACTGCATTTACAAGTTCAAGTGATGATGATTTATGGTCAGTAATTAATGGTCAGCTTAGCTTATCAATTAATAATGACCTTGTAATCCCGTCGTTTGATGTATTCCGTAGTTATTTTGTTCCTCAAACTCAACAAAATACAAATTTTAATAGTGCTACTGCTACATCACCGGCTCAATATACATTGGACCAATTTGATGCAAGTCAAAATGGTTTTTATCCAATTGAACCTGGTATTGTAATGAACGGAGCGGCAAATATTAATTTCCAATTAACTTGCGGTGGTGCTCCGGCGTCAGTTACAACAAATAGTTTTATTTGCGTTATTCAACGTGGATTGTTGCTACAAAACGTAACTACCGTAAAATAATTATTTTACAATATAGTTTAGCTAACTTTAAAAGCCGCGCCGGTGGGGACGCAATATCCCCACCCTATTATATTATTTATAAAAAAATTGTATGAGAATAAAACGCTTTCAAGGAGTTGAAATTCCGGTGCCAAGTGGTTCAACATTGACGAAGTTTTTTTTCGCCGACCAACCGCAGCTACGAAACGCACATATTGAGGCAATACAATTTTACAATATTAATGCAACCCCTTATTCTATTTTAAGTGGGACTGCAAGTGTAACTGACGCGGACGCAAGTAAATCTTATTTAACGCTTTACCAAGGCGATTTACAATTGATTTACCAATTACCAATTGTTGCAATTTCTAATATTGTAAAAAGTACTGGCGCTTATGTGTTTGACTTACCGGGAATGAATGACCAAGATATTAGTTGGACTAAATCTTATGTTAGTTTACCTACTGCATTAGCAACAACGGGTGTTGCTTATTCTTTTGGTATTTATTATTATATGTAAAATCTTATTTGTTATGGCAGCCTTTAGACCTGAAATTTTCACAATTGATGAAGTATTAAATTTTTACGATACGGCAGACGGCAACGACTATAAAATTTTTGCCGGTGTCAATCCTACCGCTCAATATCTGCGATATAATTTTAGCGGCGAAAAGGAAATAGGACGTCAAGAACTGCAAATGGCACTAACACAATTGCGTAACAATGTTGAGAATTACAATCCATACTTAATACAAGTTATTAGTGAGGAAAAAATAAGTAAGGGTAGGAAAAAAGAGCCTATCCTTACTTCTATTTCATTTCAATTAAATAGACCTCAACAATTTTTGCCAATGCAACAAATGGCGGGTGTTGGAAGTCCAAGAACTGAAATGTTATTAGAAAAATTAATAGAGCAAAACGCCTTAATGCAATCAAGATTGAGCGCATTGGAAAGTATTGGCGAAATGGAGGAGGAGGAGGAAAAGCCACAAAGTCCAATTAATGCTATGTTAAGCAATCCGGAATTACAACAAACACTTGTTGCCGGTGTAATGGGACTTTTATCCGGCTTATTTACAAAAAGCGGTGTGCCTACGGGTATAGCCGGTATTGAAGAAGAAAACGAGGCTATTTTGATTTTAAATAGTTTAATGAGCAAAGGTGTAACCATTGACCATTTACGAAAATTAAACGAAATGAACTCAATGAAATTACAATCACTATTAATAATGTTATAAAATGGCAGACATTTCAGCGGAATTAGTATTGAATAAAAATTTATACGCTAAAGGTAAAGTTCAAGCTTATGACTTACCTAATGGAAAAGTTATTTTAACTTTTGAAAATGGTGGTTTAGTAGGAAATGTTTATTCTTATGTAGTAAGAAATGGAATAGTATGGTGGCAATTCTATAAAAATAATAAACCATATTACGTAAAGCACGACAACAATAAATTAAGTTTAAAAGAATTACCGGCTATTTTAAAAAAAATTGCAGATGAACAACAAAAACTTGAAA